ACATTATCGACAAGTCAGATAAACTCCACCATATCTGGATTTACAGATAGTTCTGGAGAGGCAACCTTTACATCATCTGGTACATTACAAACTGTAGAAGCATCTACCTTGAGAATGAGAAATGCAGATGTTCAAAGAATACCTCAGTCTGAGGACAGAACTCTCTCAGACACAAGCACAAGATTGACTGTGGGTACAACATTTACAAATAGATCTACAACTCAGACTAGATGGGTTGACCCTCTTGCACAATCATTTGAGGTTCCTGATATTAATGGTGTATTCCTTACCAAGTGTGATGTTTACTTCCAAGCAAAAGATACAAATCAACTACCAGTTACTTTACAGGTAAGAACATTGAAGATTGGTTTACCAACTCAAGAAATCTTGCCGTTTGGTGAGTGTATTCTCGATCCAGACGAAGTGGTTGTTTCTGATGATGCTTCTGCTAAAACAACATTCACATTCCCTGCACCTGTTTATTGTGAAGGTGGAGGTGAATTTGCTTTGGTTCTTCTATCTGCATCTAATGAATATTTTGTTCACATCTCTAGAATGGGAGAAGAAGATATAACCACTGTTAACTCAGCAGACTCTGAAAAAATAATTGTATCTCAACAACCTCTACTTGGTTCACTATTCAAATCACAAAACGGTGCTACATGGGATCCAAGTCAGTTAGAAGATTTGAAGTTTGAGTTATACAGAGCAAACTTCTCACAAGCAGAGGGTAGAGTAAACTTCTATAACCCAGATCTTGATATTGGAAATAGACAGATTGTTTCTCTTGCACCAAATCCAGTAGACATGCTCGCCAAGAGTGCTGTTGTTGGATTAGGAAAGAGTTTGACATCAGCAGAACAAGCTGGATTAACAGAAGGAACCACAATATATCAACAAGCAAATCCAAACTTTAGTGCAAACTTAACTAAAGTTCTAGGTGCTATTGGTGTTGGTAGTGATCTTACAATTACTAGTGGTGGTAGTGGTTTTGCTGCAACAACTGTTGTTTACTCTGATGTACCACTTATATCACAATTTGGTAGAGGGTCAGGTGCAACTGTAAACTTAACTGTGTCAAATAGAGTCGCTACAGCTGCAACTGTGGCGATAGGTGGAACTGGTTATGCAGCTGGTGATGTATTGACTGTTGACGCATCTAACACAGGTGGATTTGGTAAGGATTTACTACTATCAATTCCAAATAATGTTGGTGTTATCAGTGCCTTTAACACTTTAGTTATTGACAATATCCAAGGTATACCTAAAGTTGATTCTTCATCTTCGGTTGTATATGTTGGTGGCGGTGGAACAAGTGTTGTAAATGGCGGTTCTATTAACTTCCTTAATAACATCACTGATGGATTACATTTCCGTGTCAGACATTCTAATCATGGTATGTATTCTCCTCTAGACTTAGTTACTCTTTCTGGAGTTGAGTCTGATGTTAAACCAGAGAAGATAACATCTACAATAGATTCATCTAGTACAGAGGATATTACTGTTTCCTCCATCGGAATCTTTACATCTTTTGAAAACCTTGAGGTTAATACTTCAAATCCAGGCTATCTTAAGATTGGAAGTGAAATTATCAAATATACTGGTGTGACAACCACAACTTCTACACTAAACAATATCACTAGATCTATTGATGAAACTAAAGCGGGAGACTACAGTATCAATGATAAAATATTCAAGTACGAATTAAACAGCGTTTCTCTTAGAAGAATAAATGCAACTCATAAGTTCCTTGATACTGATTTAGCGAACTATCCAATAGATGTTGACTCATATTGGGTTAAGGTAGGTGTATCAAGCCGCGGAGTAGATAGATCTACTGGAAATGCTAGTGGATTCCCAGAGTTATTCTTTAGTGAGAATAAATCAGGTGGTAGTTATGATCAACAATATGTTCAAGTTGGTGTTCCATACGGGCCAATGGCAACTCAGAACATACCGTTCAATATTGTTAGACCTAACGTAGCAACCTTACTTCCAGAAGGTACTGACATAAATGCAAGGATTAGAACTTTCAGTGGAAATAGTCCTGATGGAAACTTAGAAGCTTTCGTGGATCAGGGATATGAACCTATATCATTAGCAAATAATAATTACCTAAGCACTCCAAGAATTGTTGCTTCTAAACAAAATGAATTGGATAAGTTAGTTGCTTTTGAAGGTAGAAAATCATTCACATTGCAGACATTCTTAAGTTCAGAAGATCCTAAAGTAAGTCCTATGATTGACTTAGATAGAGTCAACATGATTACGATAATGGATAGAATCAACTCTAAGATTACAGATTATGCATCAGATCCTAGAGTCAATTCTATAGATCAAGATCCAAGTGCTTGCATCTACTTGTCTAAAATTGTAACTCTCGAAAAGGCAGCTGATGGATTGAAAGTCATGTTTGATGCATATAGACATGCAACAAATGATATTAGAGTTTTATACAGAATATTCAGAATTGATGCTCCACCAGAATATCAGTTATTTGAATTATTCCCTGGCTTTGATAACTTAGATGTTGATGGTAGAGTCATAGATCCAGCAAAGAATAATGGTAAACCTGATAGAAGAATATTATCCTCTTCTACAGAGAGGGATTATAAAGAGTATGAGTTCAATGCCTCCAATCTACCACAGTTCAACGGATTCCAGATTAAGATTGTAATGTCGGGAACTAACTTTGCTTATGTTCCTAAGATTCGTGATCTAAGAGCAATAGCATCCATCTAATGAATAAAATTAAAGTAAAGGATAGTGGATCTCTTTATAGAGATGAAGAATCAGGTGCAATATTAAATTGTTCTGATTCCGAATATAATAGTTATCTTAAGTTGAAAGAAAAGAAGATGAGAGAGGTAAGTGAAATGGATAAGTTAAAAAATGATGTTGATGAACTCAAGGATATGATGAAACTAATTTTAAACAAATTAGATAAATAACTAAAACCCTCCTTTTTGACAGATGACTGCAAGGAATATCAACTTAGTTTTAGATCAGGGTGTAGACTTTGAAGCAACTTTCACTATCAGAAATGAAGATGCAAGTTCTCTAAATCTAACTGGATACGCTGGTGATGCTCAGTTGAGAAAACATCCCGAAGCGACAAAATCCACTGCATTTGTAGTGTCATTTCCTAATAGGGTGGATGGACAGATTAAAGTTGCAATGGCATCTACAATTACATCCACAATAGAAGGCGGAAGGTATGTGTATGATATAGTTCTTACATCACCTAACTCATATAAAACTAGACCCATACAAGGAAATCTTCTTGTAATTCCAGGCGTAACAAGATAATGGCAGATTACTTAGTCACCTTAAATGAACCTGGCAAATACAATGTCGGTGTAGATTATGAGATTCCCTCAAAGTCGATCCAATATGGTAATATCATTATTGGAAAGTCACCAGCACAAGATGGTTCCCAGACTACATTTGATCTAACTGATCAAGGAGCTCCATATAGTCCTAACAATAATCAACAACTTATTGTGACTAAAAATGGTCTTTTCCTAGATCCAGCAAATGATTATAATATTTCTGGTAGTCAGGTAGTTTTTACAACTCCCCCTGCTTCCAATGACGATATCGTAATGATTGCTCTTGCTGCAGCTGCAGATTTAACAAGGACTGTAAACTATGTGATAGACAGTGGAAGTCTCCCAATGCAAACTGGCGACAAGGGTAAATTGACAATAGATGTTACTGGAGTTATTGAAAATATAAGAGTTCTATCGGATCAAACAGGTGATATAGTCTTTGATATTGGTAAAACTTCGTTTGCAAATTATCCAAATTTCAATAGTATAACTGCTGGGCAAAGAGTCCAATTATCTAATTCAGATAAATACTTTGATGATGTCCTAAATAATTGGACAACAACAATCACAGCTGGGGATATTCTCCGATTTGATGTGATTAGTGTGAATAATATTAGGAGATTACTAATCTCTCTAAAATTAAAATTATAAATACATTTAGTTCTTAGTTCAACTAGACCCCTAGAGGTAGTTTTTCAATGGCATTACTCGTTCCTAATATTGGTGAAATTGAGTCGCTACGTTATCTGATCGCTC